AAAGTCTAATCCATCAGCAAGCAATGCTCCACTTGATGCAATCTTTGGTTGGTTACCAGCAGTCGGTTGAGTTGCATTGTTTGACCCAGCTTGGTCGTACCAAGTGTCTACGAAAGCATCTGCTCCATCTGGGTCATTTGCTCTTAGGTAATCGTATAGGGTTGAACCAGTATCTCCACTTCCGGTTATTACAGTAACTAAAGAATTATTACTAACATTTCCTTCTGAATCAAATGCTACATCTGCTTCACCATCGGTATCATCTCTACGAATACGAACTGCATTTCCAGTGTAATCAGCTCTTACCTTACGAAGACTATAAGCAGCTGCGGCTGTTGCTACATCTGCTGGTAATGTACTTTCTAGTTTACCGTTTACCCATTTTTCTAAAGTACCATCTTGTACTTGATTAGCCGAGAACTTTTCTTCGTCATCTATCGCATCCGTTGTATCGTTTGGGCTTCTACGAACTCTTACAACGGAACCATTCATTGCACCAATATCTCGCAATGAGTACGCCGCTGAGGAACCTCCGAACCTACGAGCTATTCCTAGGTCTTGATATTGCCCTTGGGCACCATCAAGTATATTCCAAGCACCACCAAGGTTGCCCTTGAGTTCATTCTGGGCAGAGGCTAGATGTTCGGAGGACATAATTAATCAGTAAATTCTGAAGCGTGTATAGTTGCGGTAACAGTACTGTCCTCGATAAACTTAGCTGCTTTAGCTGCTTGTTTACTCCAAGTGTAAGAACGCCCAGCATAAAGAATGTGACCGTTTGTACTTGTTGGAGCGGAATCATCGTATGTTACGCGAACATCAGAAACTTGAACATCTAGTACAACATACTTAGTTAAGCTGTTAAACGCGGAAAATTGTTTACCTCCAGTAGTATCATCTACTGAAAGAGTTTGATCTGTTGCTCCAGGAGTAGGTTTTGGATATAAGTTAGTTACAAATGAGTTTGCCATATGAGTATTTTACATTAAGTGTCAACGGCTTTGGTGGTTGACGTAGGTTGAAAATTTGTGATTAATTGAGTTATTGTTTGAACGAATATCTATTTTAAATAGTTCTCTATCTAACATTTTCTTAGCTGATTGTTCCGCTATTAATGCTTTCTCTGTTTGACCATCTCCGGTATAAAAATCAGATAGAACAGAATAAACAATAAAATCAAAAAATTCAGCCGGTACATCTGTACTCGTTTCTGTAAACGTAGAAGTGTATTCTTTTTTGTACGTAACAAATGCCGATGTATCGTTATCATTTGTTATATTCAATATATTTGCACCACTTGAATCCACGTAAAAATCGTATTCAAGAGCTGAGTTCTTTTGAAACGCTTGAGTTCTATGTATTCTTATGAACTCATTTATCGTATCTTTGCCGCCTTCAGTAAATGGAATAACGTTTCCAGATGTTAATGTTCTTTCCTCGGATGATACTAAGTATCTAGCCCAAGATGGGGATTCATCATAAGCTCTACGAACAGCCCTATTTAAGGACTGCTCGAAGAAGAAGTTATCTGTTTCCGTCATTGATTGCAAACCAGCAACGGCTTGAAACGATTTACGAACATTTATGAATGTAACGTCTGAAGGCATACTTTATTATTGTACGTTGTTGTCAAGAATTTGCTCAGTAGTATTCAATGGAGATCCACCAGCTTGAATATTGTGACGGCGGAACTGTGTTTGTGGTCTGTACTGTAACACATCGTGACGGAACTGACGGCTTTGATTACGTACGATGTCAATCTCTTGACGTAGTATAATCTCAGCGTTTTGATCTTCTACTTGTGCTTTTTGTGTTTGACCATCTCCACGTAAGAAGTCTGCGTAAGCACCGAATGCCATATACTCAAAGAATCTAAATGGAATATTTTCGTTGTCTCCATTAGCGGATCCAAATAATCCAGATGAAAATTGTCCATCTTTTACTACGTCTTCTACGTCTTTACGGTAAGTAACAAAAGCATTTACTCCGTTCAGAACAGTTGGGCTCAATATTTTAACAGCAATATCACCAGCGTGTGGATTGCTTCCACCAGCTATCATACTAACATAAGTATATTCTTCCGGATATAAAGTATCAGTTGGGTCTTGCTTGTGAATACGGAAAATAGTATCAGCATTGGTTGCTAAATCTTTACTACTACCGTAAGTAATAATTTGATTATCATCAGATGTAGCCATTGCCACTGATTCTCCTACGACAGTAAATTCATACCAAGGATAACGTTGATACGCTGTTCTGAATCGTCTGTTGATTGCTTGTCTGAAAAAGGCTTCATCGGTTGTCTCCAACGATTGCAAGCCCGCTATTGATTTAAATCTCTCTTTAAGATTTGTGTATGTTTCTGTTGGATACGTTGCCATATTAGGTTGTTATATTTTATTTGGTGAAAGTTCTGCAAATGTTTTATTGTAGTGCTTTAAAAATTCTTTGGAGTGTACCTCCTTATGTCCGTACTTACTTGTAAGTCTAAAGAACTCACGAGCCGGCATAGTGGCTACTGGTTTTCCTAGTACTGGATGCGTTGTTCCTCTTAGGTGCGCTGCTTGTTTAGCGGCAGCTGCTACTCTCTCGTGTTCTGTTTCTCTTTCTAATTTAAAACCATTCTTGATCTCTTGCATAAATGCTGCATCGATCTCATCATCTGTAAAATTCTTTGGTAAGTTCGTAATAATATCCATAAGGTCTAAATAGTCTAAATAGTTTTAAGTTAAAAAGAAAAGGTATAGGGGGCTTTCGCCCCCCGTACCGAATATAAGTATTAAGCAGTTCCTTCGATAACACCGTGTGCTTGTGGGTGATATACTCCTAATGTAAGAGCACAATCCACGTAGCCACGCTCACCACCACCTTGGTTAGGTAGACGTGTTGATCCCATTGGGATTAACTCGTGAATACCAACGTATTCTGGGTTGATTAAGTATCCGGACTCACCAGCGGATGAACCGAAGTCTGGCATACAATCTGGATTACCGTTTACGATGGAAACGATACCGTGGTCTGATTGGTATAAATCAACAGTAAGTTTGATTTCACCAGCTCCACCGTCATAGTTTACTGAACGTACATTGTTTGTAGCTGAAGCAGTTACACGAGCGAAATCACTGATAACGCGGCGTAATTTAGTGTCAGCAACCAATGTTAGGTCATTAACTGTACCAGTTTCTTTGAAGATAGAAGCGATGATGTCATTCAATGTTGATTCACTGAATGCTGTAGCACCAGCTTCTGCAACTGTGTAGCGACTGTCTGCTGGAGTACGGAATGCTGCTGGAACATCTGAGTCAGATCCATTAGCTTCTAACCAACGTCCTAAACCACGAAGGGCGTAAGGAGTGTCGGAACCATTTTCAACAGTACGATTTTGAGAACCAGCGATAGTTTTTTCGATGTCGCGTTTAAGCTCACGAATTGCTTTAGCTTCTGCTTGAGCAATCTTAGCTGGTCCGACTGAATCAACTGCTTCTTGTAGATCAGATACTTGGTAGTCGCGGCGGAACTTCTGAATGTAGTTACCTAGTTTTGCACGTCCAGCGAACTGATCAGTGAATGTACCTACGTCAGCACCTTCACGGATACCAGTTGATGATGGAGCAGCTAATGCGTCTACTGTCCACTCTACGAATGTAGCGTTTGCTTTCTGCTTTTGAGCAGAGGAAAGGATTGGGGTTTCTTCCGGAGCAAGAATTGTCAAGACATCTGTCAAGTCTTCTCTGTTGGAAACACCAGATCCCGTATTTGTTATATCATATGTATTACTAAATGCCATAATGTTTTATAATTTATTAGGGTTGTGTGTTTAACGATTTTTAATTTGTTGTGTTCTGAGAGTTATGAAATCACTCTTATTGCCAGAATGTTTGAACCGTTGGTTAAGGTCTCTAAGTGCCTTAACTGACTTTTTCACTGTTTTATCTGATGATGTTCCAGCGGTGATTGCTGCCTTAGGAGGTGTCAACGTAGCTGACTTCGGAGCTTCCTTGACTGGTTTACGTCCATAAATACTATTCGCTGCGTGAGCCATCAGATAGTTAAGTTGAGCTGCAACTTCTGGATCTGCTTTTTCTCGTAGTGAATCGAATCTAGGATCTCCAATCATAGCTTCGTAGCTTTTGCGTACGTCATTGTCGTCTCCTTGTAACCAGTTCAACTCTTGTTCAGCTTGTGTATCAAAAGCTTCCTTGAGCTGATGTGACTGCTGTACTCTTTGAACTGTTTGTAGTTGAGCCGGTAAGAACTTATCCCTAGCTTTTCGTGCGTTTAATAAACTTTTACGTACGTCTGACTTGGTTAATTCCTTTCCTTCAACTTCTATTACGACATCTTCGGGTCCGTAGCCATCTGCGTTAAATAATGTTTCCTCTGCCCATTCTATGACATCTGTTACTTCCTTCGCCTTTTCTTGTAATCCTTTTAACGAATCTACTGATGCGTATGGATTGTCGGCTACTTCTTGAGTTTCTAATGGATTGTTATTTTGCAGTTGAGCTTCCATCTCTTTCAGCTTTGCTTCAGCAGCTTTACGTTTTGCTGTGAGCTCACCGAATCGAGCGACTGCTCTACTTCCTAGCTTTTCGGATAATTCTCGAAGATCGTCTTCGGACATATCATCTAGATCTAACTGTGAAAGAACGTCTGTTGATTCCTCGGATAACTCCTCGGTCTCTTCAGTTTGTTCAGCAACGACTTCTTCATTGACTTCTGCTTCAGTACTCTCGACTGTTGCTTCTTCAGTTACTTCATCTGTTGCTTCAACTGGTGGTGCTACTTCTTGAGTTTCCTCAGTTAGTTGCCCCAAGCGGCGGTTTACAAAATCCGCTGCTGACATATTTGACTGTGACGCTGTTGTTTCGGTTGAGGGTTCAGCGACTCCCTCGGTGATTTCGTTTGACATAATGTTTGCGCTTTTTTACGTGAGCGATCACGATGGTTATATTATAACTTATATATCAAGTTAAATTCTGTCTGAAAATTTTGTTCGCATATTCCTCCAATCGCACATCTGTAGTATCTGATCGTATGTTAAAATACGACCGGATATTTGTTGAAGTTGTTCGCTACTTGAGTTGTGTAACTCCTCTATTGTTTCTTCTCGGAGATCCGAGATTACTTGTAGGAATCGAGCAAAGTGCTCGTGGTTACTTAAGGATTGTAAATCTGTTTCTAAACTCATAAATTATTTAGCTGCGGAACGCATAAGGGATACTGTACGTGGTCCTCTGGTCTTTACTTGTTTGTACCACTTGGAATCAACCATTTCATCCGCTGCTGTACCGTAATCGTTATTTTCTAAAGCGGCTTTCATTTTTTTAAATGTATTTAATTTACTGTACCCTAAGTTATAGGACATATCAATCAATGCCATTTGTACACCTTTAGGACGACTTTGAATATCTGGGTCGAACTTTTTTAAATCTTGTATAGCTCTAGATACTGAATAACTATACAACCTAGATATTTCTTTATCCGTCAGTTCTCTTTTGCCGGACTTTAGTTCTTCTCGGTTTAATCCAAGTGAATCCAAGATGGATTGATTGGTTTTGTCCTCTAGGTTAAATCCTACTCCGATTGACATATTGCCAGCAGTATCCTTGTAAGCCTTGGGCTTTACACCTTCGTTGACTCCTATCATTTCTGCCACTTCTTGGGCACCTTTATTTTTTGCTACAGCTTTCGCTACGTAGCCTTGTGCGGATAAGTTATCAGCCATATTACATTGATTGTGTGTTAATATCTCCCATCTGAGCTGGTTCTGTACCGACTCTACCGATTTGAGCGTTCTGTGCTTGTTGCATTTGGAAGGTGTATTGTCCGGCGTACTTCTCAAGTCTCGCAGCAAATGCTTCATCTGATTGAAGTCTTTGTGCAACGTCCGGCTGAGAAGCGTACTGCTGAATAACAGTAAGAGCAATTTGAGCACCGTTAGGACGTGCCGGCATTTCGATACCAGCAAAGATTTTAGCGAGGTCATCTGTTACTTGTTTCACAACTTGTTCTTGAGCTGCTTCTGTAGGCTGTAGCACCCTATCCGCAAGTACCGGATCAATGCTGTTAGCAGCTGCATCAAGCAATGCGTCAATGTTAATACGACCACTACGGTCAAGTTGCGTAAGCGCAACGATTTGGTTAAGTTTCTTTTCTTGAGTTTCTGGATCCGAATTGAGGACATCGTAAGAAATCATTATATCGTAGTTTTCGTCTGGGTTGCCTTTGTCGAACTCTACGGGGTCTGGCGATCCGGTAACTCTAAAGAAAACTGAGTCCGGTCCAAACCGTTGGAAACATTTATAGCACATCTGTAAAACCTCTGCGGAGTGCTGTAAAAATTTATCAACTAAGAATTGTTTACGAACTTGAGAAATCTGAGATGTTTCATCCAATCCGCAAAGTCTGTCCGCTTGTGCTTCCATTGTTTTTTCAATTTCAATTGAACCAACTGGAGATGGAGGAGTAGGAGCAAAGTCCAAATCTCCTTTTCTGCGGTAAGGTATCATCCTTCCGGGACCCCAATCTGTTGGTGCTTGACCAACTGGGTGAAGAATCGGAGGTAGAGTGGCTAGACTGTTTCTATCTATACGTGAGTCCCTTTCTACTTTTACTTGATTCTGAATGCCGCGAAGGATGTCTGGAATAGTTTGAGTATCATAGAGCCTCTTACTATCTTCAGAAAGTTTAGTAACTACTACTGGGTAGTCTTCGTAACCGTTTAATAACTCGAACTTAGCGTAGCCTTCACTGTACTGCTTATGAAATACAGTACAGTAAATACCTTCGGAACCATCCTCTGGATCAATCAAGCGTTGGTAACCGTATACTATTTCAATTAACTCATTTGCTTCGTAAGCGTTGTCAGTTAAGGTTGTACTTCTACGTCCTTCTTGTTCGCGCTCTATGCTATCTACGCTGACACCACGATATTTATCTATCATTATTTCAACGAAGTCAGCATCCCATCCGTCCGTCATTACCTTATTCTCTAGTTCTTGAGCTGTGTAATAAGTTCTCCAAAAACAGTACGGTGCTCTCTGAGGATCCGTAACATAAGGAGGAAAGAAAAAGTCTCCGTCCGGTGCAAGTGTCTTTACTTCGGGGGCATCAACTTGTCTACGTACAATAGGAAGTTCTGCTTCGCCGTTTTTGCGTAACTCCTTAAGAGCTTTCTTAGCTCTTTTTTTAGTTACTCCCGGAAAAGTTGCTTCCAACAAAGATACTAACTCATCATTGTTTTCGCCGGACGTTATTAACTCAACAACCTCTGGGGCAACTTGAGCGATCTGATTAAGATCTAAACGCTGTAAGAACTTACGGTCTTCCCTTTGCCAACCTACGTAAGTCATTAAGATACCGCGCTCTAATAAATAATTAGCTCCGAGTTCCATCTCTCTTTTGAAACGAGGAATGTATCCACTTGATACCATCCACTTCAAAAAATTAGATACTACTTTACTTCTAGGAACGTCTGTGCTTTCTACTGGAAACGCTCTTACATTAGAACGATTAAGAGAAGACATAAACAAAGATACAAGACGAGTAATCCTTTCATCAATAGTGTGCGCCTCCATATCAGCAGCCCCTTCCCAAGGGAAAGCATCAGCCCCGTGCTTTCGGTGGTCGCGGCTTTTACCAGCCCACCAATTTCGTCTGTCATCGTAGCTTGTACGACAAAGATCGAAATACGCTTCTAGCTCTATAACGGTTTCGTCATAGGCGTAGCGTAAAGTATTAATATCGGGCTCTTCCCCTACGTAAGTAAGGCTTTCTGAAATTGAGTCACTTTGCATAGTTTATTTAATATAATATCATATGTATCAACTTAGTAAGTCCTTTGAGGAGTCTTTACCCAGTTGTACTTAGGGTTGTCTGTGCTGTTGTCAGCTTCGAGGTATACAACCTTCCCTTTTGAGAATGATCCCTTGTATCTTAGTGGTATCTTTACTGGAACTTTCTTAGATAG